CTAACTTTATCAAAGTGTGGAGCCCATAAACGGATTGCCTCAAGTAGTAATGTTCGAACGGCATTAACTTGTCCTCGTCTATCTAAGTCCACAGAGAAGGTCTGCATTTCATAATGTCCCAAACAGCCTTCTACGCTGTCTCCAGTCCATATAATTTGGAGTGTCCCCAAAGGTCGCTTGAGTCTTTTTAACTCGGCTACGCGGCTCAGAACGGCTCCTATGGCCTCGACTACACGCTTCGCCGTAGCCTCTGTTCCACCGCCTTCAGATTTACCTATCTGCCAGTCGGCTAGGACTACATTGAAAACTCCATCTCCATAAATAATGGGAGTGGCTGGACGCTTATGTTTTTTAATTTCTTCTTTAACAATATCGAGGTTGTAGTCCGTTTTGGAATCTTTTATCCGAACTACTTTGCCTTTCCATTGACGATTTAGAACGCCAAGAGGGTCGCCCCAAACATTAAATAGGACTGGCTCGACAACAGAAAAATGTTCAGGGTCCAATCCCCACATACGAAGAACGCTTGTCCAATCGGGAGCAACTTCTCCTTCAATTGGTAAAGTAGTGACTTCTCCTTCATCACCCTTCCATTCAATTCCGGGAACCCATTGAGCCTTTCGGTCTCTTTTAGGCGGTTGATGTTCTTCTTCATTGGCTTGTCCAATAAGTGCTTTTACTCGTTCATCGAAACTCATCTAAGACACCTACACCCACCAGCGCGGTGTCGGCGCATAGTTGCCTCACTCATTTTGTACCCTTCAGACTCACATAATCGAACTAAATCGACATGGCGAATCCTTTTATCTGAGAGCGCAGTTTTTAAAAGTTCTGATTCTTCTTTAGGTATAGAACATAGCATTTGTCCTACAAAACATTCTTGTCCTACAAATAATCTTGGGTTATTTACAAGTGCGGATAAACCTTCTTTAAAGGTGCTGATTGACTGCTTTGCAACGAGAGCATTTGAGCGAGTACGGGACGGTGAGATATTCCGCGAGGATTCTGCCACATCGCCAGCACTTGGGGAGTTCGTCACGATTAGAGCCCCTTCCGTATGGGTCTTTGACTTGCTCGCTCATAGTTATCTTTCTACATACGCTTGAAAATTAACTGCAATACGAGGTCGGTCTTTGTCATCCAATCCTAAGGGAATAAAGGCTCCTAAGGAAGCGACACGCAAGACTTTCGTTGAGGAAATCGTTACATCCGTTAAGTCAGATAAGAGGTCTCTAATTGTCTTTGCCTTATCTCTAGCGGTTGGGTAATCATCGCGAGCGCCTCTTACTAATACTTGAATGCGAGGCATATCTACATCGTAAGGATTACCACCGAAGGACTCTATTGGCGCCATACCTTCGTATTCATAAATGGTTACACAAGCGTCAGGAGTTGCAGGCATTTTACCAAGAAAGATATTTGTACCGAGAGTTCCTTGAGAGGCGTGAGCACCAAAGCCGCTTGCGGTGTTTTGTAAGTAATCGCCTAAGGCTTCAATTATCATCTCAACATCCCTTTCGTTTCTCTTTCAATTTTATCAGCAATACGACCTGCAATACCAGTTACTTGTCGAGTAAGTGGGTCCTCTAAGTATTTTGCTTTGCCGTGAGGGTGGTAAGACTCAAGGTTTTCGTGAACATAGATGGAGTATTCCGTAGCCGAGCCTCCATAAGTGATTTCGACATACACTTCGTTGCCTCTTTCAAAGACCCCTGTTTCAGGACGAATACGACCTGACTTTTTCAAAGCACCTGTATCAACTGGCACTTCATCTTGAGAGTGAGCAAAGGCTTCTTGTGCCTCATTACGCAACGCTCTAGCGGCAACCTTTACACCTGCTGGTCCTGAAGCGGCTAATGCTCTTTGAATCCTGTCTAGGTCAGGAAATACAATTTTCATTACATACCATAATAAACAACTGTGTGGTGCGTAGTTGCAGAGGTATCGTTCTTAGAATCTATTTTTACTATTACAGGAGTAGCACCGCTAGGCAAAGTAATTTTATGTCCGAGAGTTATACTTGAATAATCTCCAGCAAGGTAAGCGCGACCAGCAGAAACAATATCTTGTCCTTCGCTATCTTTTACAAGAACAACATCATCAACTATTCGAGCACGCACACTTATATTTGTTGCACTAAAAGTCTTCTTGCCGTACTTATCATTTGAAGCAGTCTCATTGAAGACAACTGTATCGGGCATCATTTCTAAAAAATTACTAGAATCAAATCCTGTCGTTCCCGACCATTTTGCCATTACTGAAGACTCGTTTCAGAGGTGCTAGTTCTTGGGTTATCCATTTGTCCTAAGAAGGCATCTGTGTTGTAAGTATCTACTGAACGGTCTGCTGTGGACTTAAGAGCCTCAGCATTAGCAACCCACGAAACAGTATGTTTGCGATGTCGATTTGCTCGGATAGTTCTAGCAAGTTCTTTGAAGCCTTGAGATTGAGATGAGAAAGTTTCATTTAAAGATAAGTCGCCAACAGACTTTGAGTAGTCGGCTTTATTAGCGAACTTAGCACCTAAGATTTCGGCGGCAACAGCGGCGGCTTCATAGGTATCATTCCACTCGGTTAAGAGGTAAGCAATTTCTTCATCGCTTAGTAGTTGGCGAGTTGTATCCACATCCTGAATAAGGAAGCGAACTTTATCGCGGTCAGCGGTGGCAGGTCCTACATAAGTCCAAGTCATACTCCTATGTTACACGCGCCGACCCCAACTTATCTTGTTCCACGCTCTTTCGTGGAAATAATAGATGAAGACTTTAACAACGGTTTCCCAAAAGGCTATAAGAGCGGCTAGAGAGCCTTTACCTGTAATCACATAAACAACCGCCCACGAAGAAACAGTTCCCCATATTCGATAACTAAGAGATTTAACAAAGGACCGAGCCTTAGTTACTTTCATCTTTATCCTTTTTAAAGAAATGTTCGGCTTCTTTATCTGCCCAATCGTTATTTAAAAAGAAATCTGAGACCCATCTCTTCATCCTTTTGAGGCGCACCAACACATTAATCCTCACGGTCGTGAAAGAAAGTAACCATAGCGTATTTAGTTCCTTTTGTGACTGGGTGAGCAATATGAGTGTAAGCGTAATTAGATGGGAATAGAAAAAGGCTGCCTGCCTTTGGTTTAATTTTTACATTATGATGAATGAATTCCAATTCTCCGCCTTCGTAGTCATCATTCAAATACATAATTGGAGAAACGGACCGTTTTGAACGAGTCGCACCGTCATAATGGGCTCCATATTTCTCTCCAAATTGATATCTTAAAAGCGATAAGGGTTCAGATTCACTTTCGTAAATATCATCATAAATGCCAAAATGTTCCTTATACCAAGTTACAGCGGCATAGGCCGTTTCATAAAAAACATTATTCAATTCGTTGCAAGTTTTATCTATTGTTGAAAGTTTATCAACTGGAAATAGTGTATTCGTTCTAACATTACTAGCGACTCCATTTGGACTTACCGTAGCCCGTTCCCAATACACAAATAAAGGCGAACCGTCAGTAATGAGTTCTTTTTCAATTTGCTGAATTATTTTATATGGTTCAGGTAATACATTTTCAAATTCAGCAACACAGCCAGCGTATATGTTAGTTGCCTTAATAACCTTGTCGCTTGTAATAAGCATTATTAAAGTCCCATCTCTTTACGCTTCTGAGTAGCACTGATGGCTTCAATCTCATCTCCTAACTTAACCTGTTCAATCTTGTATCCAACATCTCGACCATAAACAATGTTAGTAATGTTTGGAAACTTAACCACCATAGCGTGTCGCATTTTAGGGTCGGCTTCAATAAAAGTTTTTACTTCTTGGAAAGTAAGAGGGTCTTTCTCGCTCGTCTTGTAAGTATTACGAACTCCAAGAACTACTTGGTCTGTTCGCTTCTCAGCCTCATCATAAAGAGCGTGATGTCCTTCGTGCCAAGGTTGATAACGACCAAGCATAAGAGTTGTTGGTTTGCGCCAATCGTAAAGTCCACAATGGAAGATAACTAATTCTGCTTCTTCACTTACAGACATACCCTCAAGGATTTCGATATCAAAGTAAGTTGGGTCTTCCCACATCTTGTTAGTATCAACAAAGCGACCTTCCTTAATTCGATTAACCCAAATAAGATAATCGGGGACGCCAAAGGCATCACGAGTCTCTTTAGTAGGACAGATAAAGTCCACAATAACTATGTGACCTTGTTCGTCTAGTAATCGAGCAAGCGCACCTAAACGACGAGCGTTCTCAATGCGGTCTTTAATTGCAAACCCTAAATCTTGATTAAGGTCGGCTCTGACTTTATCGGCGTTAATATGAATACCATTAACGCGGTCAGCCAGTTCTATTGCTAATGTAGTTTTACCTGAACCTGCTTGTCCAATAATTTGAATAATCATGGTTTGATACTAGACTGTTTTTATGGATAATTCAATCACTGTGTATTGGGGATTATTTGTCGAGCCTAACAAGTTTGCCGAAAGAGCATTATTAACTGAACCACCAAAGCAGGTTATGTCCGACTTGAAAGAGATTTACAATCCCGAGTCAGGGGTATTCCGTTGTCCATCGGTAAAAGAAAAACACCTCAACACATTTGTTTATAAATTACCATTTGATGTAACTGTCAGCACAATGGAAGGAACTGGATTTTACAGCCAGCATAATAATGTTACGCCTCGTCCCGCTATGTATAAAGAAGGTTTTTCGTTTGATATTAATTACCAATTAATCTTTTATTCTTTTGAAGATATTATGCTTCAAACATCCCCACCCTATTTTCATCAAACTTCATACTCGTCTTTAGGTCATATTCCAAGCGGTCAATTTAATATCGGAAAGTGGTTTAGACCTTCTGCTCCCAATGTTTCAGTCTTTCCTAAAATTGATGTCTTTAAGGCAATTAAGGGTGACGCTTTAATTTATTATAACTTTGCCACTAATAAAAGAGTTATCTTAAAGCAGTTCTTTGTAACTGATTTGTTATTCAATATTGCTTTGGATTTTGTGGACCATAAACAATTTATACCTAATCAACCTTTGCAAGATTTATACAATCGAGTAACAAGAGGTAAAATAAATAAAGTAATACAAAAAGATATACTAAGTAATCTTTTAGATTAATCCGTCAAGCAAGTGTCCATAGCGTTGAATTACATAAGGCGACAATACTTCTTCAGGGGTAGTTTTAGACTTTGTTATAGAAGAACTTACTTTATGTAGGCTTGCTCCAAAATAAGTATCATCAGGTTCTTCGGTATCTTTTATGTTTGTCAGGTCATTAACAAAAGACTCTGCACCAATAAAAGTATAAATCTTATCCATAATGTTTTGTGTATCTTTAACTAAATCGTGATACTCAATAAACATTACTTGGTCTTGATAGTTTTGTTTAAGTGATGCATAAAGGGCAATAAGTTTTTCAAATAATACGGTCATAAAATAATCACACAAAGCATCTTCTTCAGACCGATAGTTTAAAGATAGATAGCCAGACTCTTTTGCGGCTTTAAAGAATATGTTATCGGGATTAGTACGATGAATCATAACTATTGAGGCTAATACCTCTAAGACAGAGCGATAGGTATAAAGAACTTTATAATCTTTATTTATCATGTTCATATATTTGAAAGAGTCGGGATGTCCCCATGCTCTACTTTTATCAAAGACAAAAGGTTTCTCCACATCTTGGTAATAGGCTTGTGGCATATTTGCAAGCATTTGATAATAACGATGAGTTGCGTTACCAGCAGAAAACGATTCAAGGGTGCCTAAATTACTTTGAACCATATCTAAAACATTATTTAAATCGCTTTGATGGCTTGCGTAGATTTGTGGGTGTTGATTTAGCAGAACAGTTAAAAGGGTGCTTCCACTACGATAAAACCCAGAGATGAAATTAATTTGTTTCACTTAAACTCTTTACGAACCCAGTATTTGTTTTTATAACTACCAAAAAAATTATAGGTTACTCGAGAAAACCAATTGCCTCCTAAACCTAAATGTTCCTGATAAGAGGATTGCCATTTATCTCTTTTAAAGGGTATTACTTGAACAATTGGCGTTCCTGCAGGAATAATTACATCTTTATGTGGATTAGTTAATACAAAAGGAAAATTAACATTCCCGTTGTAAGTGTCTGTATCTACAATTCCAGGTAGTGCTGTGAAATATGGATTTGGGTTATGTAGGGGAGGAATAAACAAACATGAATAACCGGAAGGAGTCGAAACGGACCAATAATTTGTAAACTTTGGAAAATTAAACTCATTGGCTAAAGGATGAGCGTAGGCTTGTTTCCTAATATGTTTAGTGATTATTTCTACTCCTGTTAATGAAGGATGGAAAGTTGGCTCTCCATCTATTATTTCAACAGAA